GCTTCAGAAATTGCTGGAGCAACTCAAGCAGACGCAACTTCCGCAGGAACCGTAGCAAAAACTAATGCGTCAGATCCTACCTCTATATACTATAAAACTTTACCTAATGGTAAAAAAGTATTTGTAGAAGGACAAGGAGAATTTAAAGGCAAAAGTTTAAGAGACCAATACGGAGGAGATGTATTTAACTTAGTTAGAAATAGATTAAATGAGTATGGAAATGAATTAGAACCTTCATTACTATCCGCTTATAAACTTCATGTAGGTAATGATAAACTAATGGTTGGAGATGCTAATCAGTTAGTAGATATTATGGAAGGTGGAAATAACTCATTGGTAGCAATGAGAGATTTTTACAAAGGCATCAACATGGAAGATGCATTGTTTAATCCTGAGTTAGATAGGTCTATGGATGACAACGAGAAGCAGAAAAAAACTGTTAAGTTATTCAAAGACTATGTAGAATCTGCTCAGTATGTGAAAGATGTAGCGGAAGGAAAAGCTTCTACATACATTCCTTGGTTGAAAACTCAACCTACTCCTATCAAAGATAATAAAGGAAATATTACGGGTTATAAACTTGATGCCGATGAAATGAACTTGGATTATACCAAGCAATATCAGGCAGCATATAAAGCATTTGGTGCAGTTAAAAAAGCACAGAGTGGTAAGTCTGTAGATATGCTTCGTGGTTTTAGAATTGCTCCTGAAGGACTTGCAGACCACATGTGGATGAATCTTCCTATATCTCCTGTAGATGCTTGGGGTGGAAATACTACGATAGGACAGATAAGTGCTTTTGAAGATGAAGAACCTCAAAAACCTAAAACTCCTCCAGGAATTCCAGTAAAAGAAAAAGACAAAGGAAAGGACTATAATACAAAACTTACAGGAGCGCCTACTGGGCAATATACAAAAGCACCGTTTGACTATCCTCAGTTGGCTCCAGAGATTTATGGAATGGCTAACAGTCAAATGTTCCCATACGCTCCTATGGATTATAATGCTCCTTACTTGATGCCTCAGACTTTAAATATTCAACCTCAACTCCAAGACGTTGATAATTCATACATGGCAGCTATTAATGCAGGAGCAGATCCTAACAGTGCATTGATTGCTACGTTAGGAGCTAAGCAAAAGTTATACTCTGAAAAACAAAACTTTGATGCTCAGCAAAGAGCAGCAACAGATCAGTATAATGCAAATGCTCGTTGGCAAGAAGATGTATACGATATGCGATCTTTAGATAATGTATATAACACTCTTATCGCAGGTGCGGACGATGCAGTAACAGCACAGCGTCAAGCATTAATTGAATCTGCAAGTAAGAAGAGAGCAGTATACAATATGGAAGAAAATAAGAAAAAATTGTACATTGAGAACTTTGTAAGAAACTATAAAGTAGATGGTAAGACTGGAGCTATTACAATATCAAACCCACAAGGGTATGACCCTATTCAGTTGGCGGAAAGTATATACGAGACTGAAAAAACTAAAACTAATACTCAACAATAATGGCAATTGCAGCACAACATACACAGTTTGTAACTAACGATTATATAAGTCCAATCCCAGCAGAGGATTTGATTAAAGTTGCATTAAAGAAACAAGAGATGTATGACGAAGGTCGTAAACAAATCAAACAAGTTTACGATAACTATGCAAAGATGCGTAGTACAATCATCAATGAAAATGCCCGCAACTACTTTGACCAAGAGTTTAATAAAGTAGTTAAAAATGTTCAGAGTAATGCAGGACTTGATTTTGCTAACATAGGAAACGTAGAAGCAGTTATTAACTTAGGTAAGCCATTTGAAAATGACGAGTACATTAAAATAGCACTTGAGAATGGACAAGAATACCAACGCAGACTAACTGAGATGAATGGTATGGCCAAAGACAAGCGAAGCAGTGATAATGATTTGGTTTATATGTATGATGTAAATAAATACATTGAAAGTGGTGGGTTAGATACTAAGTTAGCAAAAAACAAAAGTTATCAGCAGTATGTAGATATTAGTGCTAAGATGAAAGCTGCAGAGAAAGATATAGAAGCTGAAACATATACAACTTTTGAACAAGGTCCTGCTGGATACTTACAGCAAGTAGAACATAAACGTAAGACAAGAGAAGACATTTACAATAGACTTATGTCAAGTCTTAGTCCAGAAGAACAAGCCCAACTACAAGTACATGCACAAGCCAATATGTATCGTATGGGGAATGACGTAGTATATCAAAGTTGGGTAGGCAGTAACAAAGAAGAAAAGTTACTTGCTGACCAAACTCGTAAGAGAGCTATGCAAGAATTAGGTAGACTTAGTGCTATTAAAAAACCAACTGCTGAACAAATTGATCAGATGAATTCCTTGCAACAAGCTATCTCTTATAACGAACAGGTAATAAAAGCAGCAGACGAAAATATCAAAATGAATCCAGATGAATTTGATATGGGTGAATATGTTCCTTTCTTTACTAAACGTTTTGTTGATGGTATTGCTAAACAGTTAGCTTTCAATAATACTAAAGTAGAGTTGAAGGAGAACAAGGTATACATGGCTAATCTAGAACATCAGTATAAACTTTCTGAGATTGCGGCACAAGGTGCAGAGACTAGAAAAAATAAAGAGTTTGAACAGCAGTTAGAGTATACTACACAAAGCGGGGCATCTGCCAATCGTCTAAGTGGTATAACTAAAGTCCTCACCTCAGTACCTACTACAAAAGGATCTGCAGCTATTAATGATATGATATCCCAAATCAATGCTAACAATAAATTGGCACAATCAACTAAAGATGCTTATCTAGAACAGTTGAATACTTTGCTTACAACTTATAAATATGCAGAGGCTAATAAAGATAGAGGAGATTTGGTTGTATCAATTAATAGAAGTATGGGTAATGGATACAATACCAGTTTGTCAGACTTCCTTGAATCAAATCCTTTGACACTGATGTCTAGTGGGCAAATTGCTCAAATTGAAGTCCGTGCTAAAGTAGGAGGTAAAGGAAATAAAACTCCTGAACAGCTTAAGAATGAGCAAAAAGCAAAAACAGAAGGACAGTTAGACGCAAAAGCAGAGTTATATAAAACTAATCCAGAACTTGCAAAACTTCTTTTTGGAAAATCTTCTTCTGGACAAACAGGAGAAGGTACAGTAGATCCAAAGGTGCTTAAAGGAATTCAAGACGCACTTAATAAAGGTAAAGGATAAATGATTTCTCCAGGTACAATCAAAGCAGCTTCTTTAATTGGTAAAGGAGTATCTCCTCAAGCAGCACTTGCCGAGGCTAATAGAATAGATGCATTAACGGCTAGTAGAAAAGAATTTTTAAGAGCTAGTACTTCTACTACTGTAAACCAAGGTACGACTACTGGAGATGTAGCTGCTCCTAGTACAATAGCACCTTCCCCAAATGCTCCTAGTCCTACCAAAGTTGCAAATGGAGTTACAGGATTTTCTTTAGGTAATATAACTTCTGCTGTATCTACAGCTTCAGGAGTCAAACCAAAAAATTTAACTACAGATGAAGTAGCTGCTATTAATAAAATTGCACAAAGCACTCAATCTCCTACTACAAAAAAATCTATACAGATAGGTAATCCAAATGCATTAATAAGTGATGAGACTACAAAACAAGGTTTAGCCAAACTTAACCCAAAACAACTTGGAGACTTAAACATCCAACTACAATCTACTTTAATTCAAAGTAAGATTGACTCTTTACCTACAAACATATCTAAGTTAAATTATGTTCCTTCTTCTTTTCAAGGTAAGAACTATAACAATGAACTGTTAACTAAATTAGATAAAGTATACAATGACTACAATGTAACTGCCCGTATGGACAATTCTATCATGGCAGATACTTTTGCTAAAGAACACAAAGAAAAACTAAGTAGTTATCAAAAGTTAGTTAATGACTTTTTGGGAAGTAAAGATGTTGAGTCATTGCATAAAGGTTATCAGGCACTTAAAAAAGAACTAGAGCATATAGATGCAACATCTAAATCTTTGCCACTAAAACCAGTACAAAGACCTGTAAGAAATACAACAGACAATACAAGATATGTTACAAAGGGAAGAGTTGGATTAGGAGAACAAACGGACGTAGAAGAAAACGTTTTTGTAAATTATACTTCTATAGCAAAAAAGAATTCAGATTTGTTGTTAGCAGAAATTGAGGATGTATATAAGAACAGATCCCAAGCAATACTTGCAAATAAGACTTTAGAGATTCTAGATAATCGTTATAAGAATGCTCAAAAGATTAATCCAAGTTTAACTAAAGAAAAGTTTTTTGAAGAGCAGACTAAAAAGTATAGTCTTAAACAATCTCCTTTTGGGTTAGGACAAGTATTAGTAGAAGAAGGTGTATTTGCTAACTATCAAGATTATATCAAATATACTAATCCTGGCAAATACTCTGATAGATTTAAAGTTACGGATGTTAATTTCGATGGAATAGATCCTTCAGTTAAAAATCCAAAAGATGTAAACTCATATGCTTTAGCTGCAAGTCAACTTTATGAAGGTGCTTTTAAAAATACTCAGTTTGATCAAACTAGAAATAGAGCATCGGGAGATTATAGATTTGCAGATGCTAAAGATGACATTTTATTTTCTGGGATACAGTTTGCACAAAGACTATCTGAAGAGTTTTATCAAAAAACTATCAATACAATCAGAGAAAGAGAACAACTTAATCTTGATTATCAAAAGAAGCAAGCTAAAGGTGTTTTAACAGAAGCAGATAAACGTAAGTACGAAACTCGTATTGGAGAGTTAAATCAATTTGTAGATTATTCAGATGGGTTTGATAAAGCAATTGCAAATACATACAACTACTCAGAACTTAAAAACAATCCATTAGTTAAAAACTTTGCTGAGGACAGAAGACTCTTTTTAGAAAAAGAAAAACACTGGAATGATTTAAAGAATGATCCAAATCAAACATCTTGGTACCAAGATGTAGCTTATAGTTGGATGGTTGGAAATTTTTCAAAGACTCAAACTGGAGTAAAAACTAAAGAGATAGCTGAAAGATCTTACCAAAAAGCTATTGGTATGGGAGCAGAGGGACTCAAGTTTGTAGACCAAACTATTTTAAATGAAGTTCTAGGAGTACCTCGTAGTGTAGATTATAGAAGTAGAAATGCTTTTTATAATTACATGCGTCAGCGTCTTGAGGTACCAACTGTTATAGATGAACATGCAAGTATACTTGCAGGTAAACCTATAACTAGTACAACTATGTTTTGGACAGATCCAGGCAGTAGTTGGTATGATCCTAGAGGTTGGAATTTTAGTTTTAATGGAACTTTAAATACTGCTGCAGAAACAGTTCCTCAAGTATTAGCATTTGCTATTGCAGGTAGAGGTGTACAGTCTCTACTAGGTGCTGCACTGCAAACTGGAATTACAAGTGGAGTAACAAGTTCATTACTTGGAGAAGCAAATGCTGCACGTTTTGCGAATGCGTTACAAACTAGTAAAAGTACAGCAACTGCATGGGGTTCTACTTTTAGAAACAGCAACAACTTCCTACTAAAGAATGTATTGGCTGACCGATTACCTTCTGCTATTGGTATGACAGCTGTAATGTATCCTGAACAGTATAATAGAACTGTAGAGAGATTAGAAGCGCAGGGAGTAAAAAACCCACAAGACATTGCAAGAAATATTGCTGCTATATCAACAGCAGTTGAGTTAGTAGCAGAAAACATATTCCCTAACTTAAAATATCTAGATGACTTTGCTGAGAAAGGTATTAGTTTAGGTAAACTTGGAGAAAAGATAGGAAAGAAATGGAAAGGAGATTTCAATCAATATAGAAATCTATATTCAGGATTACTTGGTAACAACCTATCGGAGAAAACATTAGGATATTTAGCACGTAATTCTGCTGAGATTTATGGTAAGTTAGGTGCTGCTGGTAGATTCTATATTAGCCGTGGTACAGAAGAAGGACTAGAAGAAGTTTTTTCTGAACTTACTAATGCAGGTTTAGATGCTTTTACAGATTACGCTAACTACAGAAAAGAACCTGCACAGTCTTTAAGTTTTGAAGGAATAGTAAATGCTTTTGCTGGAGGATTTTTTGTTCCTTCTGCAGGAGGTGGAAGACAAATCAAAGCATACACAGAGAATAAGAAGTATTCTGCTATGTATGATATGATGGTTAATGCTGACTACTACAAGAACAAAATCAATACTGCGTTTAAAGCAGGAGAGTTAGATCAGACGCAAGCAAGTAATATGCTTGGCAGACTTCAAGATTTAGTAGCAGTAGCAGATGAGTATGGTGTGCAGAATCTAAAGAATCGTCCTGATGCTGCTGTCTTTACATCTGACTTAGTAAATAGTCAAGAGAAACAGTTTGACTACTTTAAGCAAATATTAAAAGTTAGAGGCATAGAAGAAAAGTTAGCAAGTGATGATCCAACTCTTACTGAAGACAGAAGAAAAGAATTGCTTGCTGAAGCTGAAGAAGCTACTGGTCGTATTGATAAATACAAAAGACAAGTTGCAATTTTTGAGAACATGTCGGATGACCAAAAGACTCAGATTGTAAACAATACAATTAAAGCTAAAGTAGATGATGCTCGCTACTCTACAACTAGTCAAATCTTGTCAGAGTCTATTGTCAATGCAGAAACACAACTAGCACGTGCAATCAAAGAAAAACAACCTGCTAGACATATTGAAGGACTTAGAGAGTATCACTATCAATTACTTAAAGTACAAGAGCAAAGAGAACAAGCTAAGCAAGAAGCTATTGCAAGAGGGACATATAATCCTTTAATCAATGCAATTAATACTGATGGCGAAGTTCCTCCAATAGATACTACATCTGTGAAGGATGTTGAAGATGCTGAAAACTTGATTGTACAAGCAATGATTGATCCTGACAATGGTAGTGATTTGTACTTTCATGTAACGGGACAAACTCAAACCGAACTAGAAAAGCTTAAGAGCGATAGGGAAAATCTAACTGAAGTATTCTTAGACTACTTAGAACAGACTGAAGCTTTACCTACAGAAAACAATCCTAAAGAATCTGAAACTACTACTGCAGATACTAAAAAGGAAAGAGTTAAGTATCAGACAATTAATGACTTAAGTGATGAGCAAGTAGATTTGTTTCAAGCTATGGCTGAGAAGATGGATGACGAGATTAGTGAGATGGAAGGCAAAGTCAAAAAGTTTGATACCTTACTAACTGATGTTCTAATTGCTGGAGTTAATACAGGCAAGATGTCTTTAGATCAGCAAGAGAATTTTGCTAAAAATATTATTAAAAAGTTTGCAGCAGTAAAGAAAACTGGGTTTGGCAAGTCAAGTAATACTGGGGGAGAGTTAGTTGATACTCTGACGTTTGGAGAATACTTGGCTACAAATAAAGATAGTATCGACAAAGAACTAGATAAGTTTAAGGAGTTAGAAGCGAAAAGTACTGCTCGCGAAGAAATAGAACGTGCTGAAGTTCCTTTGGAGATAACTGAGGAAACTCCTGTGGTTGTTCCTGAATTGATTCCTGAGGATGTAACTGAAGAGTTCCAAGACTCTATGGAGGCGTTAGAAGAATTACCTACTGAAAGTGAAGAAATCATAGTTAGTGAGATTACTGGAGAAGCAGAGGTTATTAGTACTATACCTAAAGAAAGAACAGAGTATGTAAACAATGCTATAAAAGATATAGTTAAGACTACAGACATTAACTCTGCTAAAGCTAAGATGGCTGCTTTGATGCAGGCTTTGGGCAAAGACAATGCTCAAATTCAAAAGACTCTGAATCAGATGGATATGGTTGCTAATAATCAACCAGTAGATGAAGCTGACTACACACATACATTTGCTTTGTATCAGTTGGCTAGGATGACCGAAACAACTGCTCCTACTCAACAGGCTGTAACAAATGCTGCAGATCAATTAGGTATTGCTACAGATATATCTTTGGAAGACGCTAAAGCTGATATAGAAAGAAAAAGGCAGGAAGAATTAAATTGGGAAAGAAGAATTAATGATTCTAAAAGTAAAGAAGAGTTATTAAAGACCATAGAGGATATATCGGGAAGAACATCTTCTGATATGAGCATGGGTTTTAATGCTACTATTGCTGTTGCAAGTCAGCTCTCTGACGCTAAAAGAATAGCCATTCAAGACTTAAAAGATATTGAAAAATTTTTCCTAAAGGGAATCAATGCTAAATACGATTCAGAACTAGCTGCTTTAGAAAAACCAGTTGAACCTGTAGTAGATAACGTAGAACAAACTAAAGAGAACACAAAGAAAAAAACTAGGAAGACTAAAGCTACTAAGAAACCTACAGTTGCAGAAGAAAGTCAAATAGCAGAACAGAGTAAAGTCTTAACTACGTCTCCGATATTTAGACCCATTTATGAAAAAGAGGCACAGAATCTTCCTTTCTTTAACATACAAGAAAGAATTATTAATACTCTCAATAAAGAAGTAGCAGATAAAAAAAGTTCGCAAACTGGAATAGTTGACTTGTTTAGTCTTATCGAAGATGTAATGGGAGTTGATACTTTGAATACTTTAGAAACTATTTATAATGAAGTACAGAATCCAAATACAACAAAGGAAAGAATCAGTGAGTTAAGAAGTCAATTTATGGGTTTGTTTCCTACTGGATTTCTAAAACAATCTGTTCTTAATTATATGTTTGATACTCAAATGATAAATAAGACTATTCCACAAGGAGAGTTAAATCTGAATGCTACAGATGCAGAATTGTTAGAGTTGAATAAAAACAAAACAGTAGATGTAAAACTTGCAAGTGGTAAAGAATACAAAAATGTAATTATCCGTGCTAAGGATAATATGATGTTATTCTTGGTAAGAGGAGGCAAAGCAGATGGATCAGACTTATGGTTAAAAGTTGATAGAACCAAAGATAAAATAACTGGACTAAAGTATCCTCAAATAGGAAGTAGGCCTTCTATGTTTACTGATTTAAATGTACTTACTTTTACATCTATAAATTCTGAAGGTAAAGTACAAAAATATTCTAAAGAAGGAAATAGAGATGCAAATGGAGACCATACACTTGTAATGTATTTGCCTGTTAAAAAATCTGTAGAAAATCCAAATGAGGTAGATAAAAGTTTTGACGACTTAAGGGCTGGTTTGATTGAAGGAAATAGAGTTAGGATAAATGCTCCTATTACAAAACCTGTATTAAGTGTAAGACCCCTTACAACTATTAAGAATGAGGATGGCAGCGAACAAGTACTTCCTAGCGACTATGCCTTTGAGTTTAGTATAGGTAATGTAATAAATCAGGAAAAGATGCCTACTGAAGAAGTTATTACTCAAGCCAAACAAGTATCAGCCACAATTGCCAATCCTATCAGAGTAACTCAAGAAAGTACTATAAAGGCTGTAGAGAAAATGATTGCAGATTCTAAGACAATTCCTGACCCCGATAAAGTAGGATATATTATTGGAGGAAAGAAATACGAAAGACAATCAGCTTTTGTTAAAAGAGTTCTTGGGGAGAAGACAGTAGAAACTGAAGACTCACAAGTTAATATGGAAATGGGAGCAGCGGTAGGTAACTTACTTGATATCATTGGCCGTGACGTTCTTGGCGGTAATAGAGTTAAGAGCCTATCTGAGTATATTACTGAAGCTCAAAAGATGGGTAAAAGATTGCGTGATGGTAAAGGATATGAGTTATTCTTTACACAAGCACAGTTTGATGATTTAGTAGCAGAGTTAGAAGCTGTGCGTGATGAGTTAATTGGCCAAGGATGGAAGTTGTTTACTGAAGGTCTTATTATCCATCGTGAGTTTACTGAAAAGGAAAAACAAGAAACAGGATTACAAGGCGTAGCAGGTGCTATGGATATTCTTGCCGTAGATCCTGATGGTAAAGTACATATCATTGACTTTAAGAATAAGAAGTTTAAGGATGAAGAGAGATTTGTAAACACCATGTATAGTTCTAAACAAGGGTATCCATCTAACGTAAGTAAGTGGTCTACCCAACAAACTACATATGCTATACTAGGTGAGGACTTTGGTTTACCTGTAGATTCAATTAGTATTCTTGCTTTTGCTTCTCAATACACAGAAGAAGACGGTATAATCTCAATCAATGATTTAGGGTTAGGTAGTAAGAAAGCCGAAGTAATTGCTAAACATAAAAATGCAGCATCTAAAGATTTAATTAAATTAAGTTATGATGCTAAAATTATTAAACAGATTAATACTCGTACCGTTAAACCAAGTATTCCTGCACCCGCAACTCCAATTAGTGTCGAAACTATAACAGAAAATATACCAGAAGTTGTAAGTGAAAATGCACAAACTACTGTAGATGTATTATCTTCGTTAGGCATTAACTTGGATGATTACTCAATTACCTTACCCCAAGAAGGTAACATTCCTCCAGACGCTATTAACGAAAAAGATTGCTAAAAATGAATGCTTGTAGTATAAAAGGAACTTCTTACGAAAAAGAATACAAAAGGTTTCTATCAGACGCTGTAATGATTTTTGTTTGGAATGCAAACAATGAACAACCTTTAGATAAAAAGAAAGTAGGAAACGAGGTAATAGATAACCCTCTTTTTCAAGCATTACTAAACCATCCTGTTACTAATGGTAATAGGGAAACAGCATTGCGTTTAGTTGCACAAAGTTTTCTTCCTATATTTACTAATGAGTATACTCCTAACGAACAGGGAGATTACACATTAGAGCAAGTAGTAGACTATGTTGAGAAGAAACAAAGAAAAGTTCAAGAACAAAGAGAGCAGATAAAGGCAAGCATTAACTTGCCTACAAACATGTCTATTACAATCAATCAAGGAGAAGTTGATGGACAAAAAAAAGTATTCTACTTTTCTAGTGAGCAAGGTCAGGAGATTTACGATACATTACAATACTTATTAGGTATTGGTAAAAGTTGGACTGCTGTATACACAGAACTTGTAAATCAAAGAGATATTCTAGTTGCAAGAGTTCAAGAGAAAAAACACTTTGATGGGGATATTCAAAAGCTTGTACATCTAACTCAAATTATTGATAACTATGATTTTATAAAATCTTGGTATGATTCTAAAGATGGATTAGTTGGAGAAGAAGTTTTAGAAACTAAGTTAGAAGATTCAGAAGATTGGAAATCTAAAGAAAAGTCTCAAAAAGAAAGAGCTTCTTCTATGTTACTAGGTATGGTTATGTCTTTACCTCAGTATAGATATGCTATTCCTGGAGAAATTGATTTTGAGACAGGTGAAGAATACCAAGAAGTAACTTCTATACAGAACAAAGGAACAGTTTTAGGATTACCTAAAGCAGGAGACTTCCAAAAAAACTGGAACTTATTAGGACAAAACCTAGCAGGTTTAACTTCTTATAGTGATATGTATAAGGCAATTACAGTATTGTCTGAAAGGTATCCTCAGTTTAAGTTCTTATTAGCAAAAATTCCAAATCCAACAGTACAAGGTTCGGTTGGTAACATAAAACAATTTTTAATTACTAGTGAGTTTAAAAGAGTATTCAGTACTCCTGAAGTTTTCTCTGTGGTCTTAGATGTATCCAAGAAACAGAATGGAGCTATTGCTACTACTCAACAGGTAAAAGGATTCCAACCTATTAAGAATGCAGTAGGTTTATATGACTCTCAATACTTCAGTTATAATCAAAGGTATAAGATGACTGGAGTAGAAGGTAATGAAGTGAATATTGATGCCATAGTAAAAGACTATGCAGCATTGTTTATGAACCTTGGAGCAGCCTTAGGACAAAAAGTACCTCTAGTTAACTTCTTAACTCCTAGCAGAACTTGGGAGTTTATATACTTTATGCAGGCTTTAGGTTTAGGCCTAAACAACCAAGCGTACTTACAAAGTGATAACAAGAAAGCAACTTTTGATTTTATTTTAGCAAACTTAGCTAGTCTAAAAACTATCTATGAGAAACTAAAGAATGTATCTATTATCAATGAGTATCTACCCGAAGGGGAAAAAATTACTACTAGTACTCCACTAGCTTTTGTCAGAGATACTATTCAAAGTACTTTAGCCGAAGGTAAGACATTGAAACCAGTTATACTTAGCGCTATAAATAAAGCAATAGAAGATAACAAGATTAAGTATAAGGCAAAAGAGAAAAAAGTTATTGAGTACTTAGGTATCAAAAGAACTGAGTTACAGCCATTTATAACTTTCTTTAGCCAGTATGATACAGAGTTTAGACCAAGTTCTTACCTGAATGCCGCAGAGAAACAAAAGTTTGTGAGAGGACCTTGGTTCTTTTTAACTCAAATGACTAATGAGATAAACAACGCTACTGACTACGAAACGTTGATTAACACTCCAGGGTTAGAAAAATTTGACTATAGAAGAAATCCAGATATCCTAGGATCTGTTTGGTTAAGTAAGATGTTTGGTTTGCCTACAAACAAAAAAGCCATAGAAGCAAACCCACTTTCTTCATATACTCGTAAAAAAGATTCTTTAGGGAATCCCGTTGAGATTAATATTTTAGACTTTGGAGGAACTGAAATTAAAAACTTAGGGGCTAAGTCAGGTAAAGTCACTACAGACCAACATCCAGGAGATAAAATTTTCCAAGACTTTGCTTCTTTCTTTCAATCTACAGTTGTAGAAAACATACGTTTTGGAGATAAGTCAAGTGCATTTGCCTCTACTTTATCTAGCCCAATGTTGGCAGATAAGATATATGTTCCTATGAGTGGCAGTCAACTTACTAGTCCTGTTGAACAGACGGAGGCAGAGAAAGAGTTGACTGATATATTTATAGGGTATTTAGGGTCAGAAGTAAATAGACTTGCTCTTCTATTAGATAATCCAAACACAGATAACAACTATGGTAAAGTAGGAAAGAACCTGTTCATCTTTGCAGATATCTTGCCTAAGAACATAGTAGACAGATTTATTAATGCTACGACTAAACAAGAGTTAGTAGAAACATATACAGAAGCAACTAGTATGATGTCTACTGTACTTCAAAACTACTTTAGTGAACAAGCAGAACAGTTAGTAGATGAGTTAGTAGATATCTTTAGTTTGCCTATAAACATTACAACAGGCGTAGAATTAACTAAATCTCAAAGACTCAAACTAACAGCAGAGCAGATGAGCAAATTGAATATAATCAACAGTCAATTGCTACCTGCAGAAATGAGAAAAGACATTCCAGCAATTACTCCTGAGAATCTTCCTTACCTAGCCCAACTATATCTCAAGAATGGATTTATACATAACGTAGAGTTCTTAAAGTTCTTTATTGGAGACATTGCTAACTTCCAATTCAAAGGAGATTTCAGAGAAGTTTTTAAACGTATTCCTTTTGCAAGTTCTCCTGGTAATGTTGCATTTTGGGATAGTGTAGTAGAAGAGTTCTTTGAGACTGATACTAACCAAGATGCTTTAAGTAAAGCTTATAGCGGAGTTGAAAACAAATTTAGTCCTGTAGTACGCACTACAATTTACAATGATGTTTTAAGTTTTAGCAAAGACCAGTATGATGTATACAAACAAGTTTACGATAGTGGGAACTGGGATTCTTTGACAGAGAGTGAGAACTCAGAGTTTATTGCATACACCGATGGAGCTAAAGAAGCAGATGGTCAAGGTGTTATTACATTAGATTTTTACAGAAACTATCTTCTATCTCTTGGAGGAAATAGATGGAGTGAGGCTCAAGAAGAGGCATATAACAAACAAGTTAGATTTGCTCAGATTAATCAAGAGCTTAAAACAAATCCAGCTAATGCGGCAGAACTTATAAAAGAAAAGAATGAAATAAAAGAAACTACAGGGTTAGGTTTATTTCCTCCTTTAAAGTTAGGACATTTCGGTCCTATCGTAGAAGATCCTAAACTAGTAGGTTTGCACAAGTTCTCGCTAGTTCCTTTAATTCCTACAAGTATAGAAGGCAAGCAGTTAGAGAAACAGCTTGACATAATGTATAAGAACAAGATTAACTATTATACATTCAAGTCAGGATCAAAGATGAGCAACTATGGCAAGTCTGCAAACTTCTACAAAGAACAGGTAGGAGAGGATGGAGTATCCACTTTAGTTCCAAACGATGATTTAGGAGAAGAGAATGTAACTACATTACATTTGTCTAACTTGAGGGAGCAACAGTATCAAGCTCCTAAGTTTAAATCTGCCAGCACTTTGTCTACTCAGATGATGAAGTTGGTTTTTGGAGATTTCTTTGAAGATGGATTAATATCAGAAGATTACAGTGACTCTACTAAAGAGAAAATTGGCGGACTGTATGAGCAGTTCAAAAAGAATATTAATGATCTTGTCAAACTAGAGCAGATTAAACTAGAAAGAAAGTTAGGTATAACTAGAACTGATGGAGTTATTACTGCGGTAGACGAACTTCAATTAGCAAGGTTCTTAGCTAAGGAGTTTGAAGACAGAGAAGCTCCAGAAGAGTTACGTAAGTTTATTCAAATAGGAGAAGATAATAAGTTAAAATATCCTCTTGATGCAATAGCAGATAGAAGTCAGATTGAGACTCTTATTCTTAATGTAATCAACAATAAAATTATCTCTCAGAAAGTATCAGGAGAAAGTTACATTCAAGTTGCAGGTACTGGATTTGAGACTGTACGTTTTGCTAGACCTACTAAAGAACAACTATTGCAGTATGGAGCAAATGATTTACAATTCTATAGACCTGATCCTATAACAGGAGAAACACTTCCAATGGAAGTTAAAGTAGGATTCAATGTAAAGAAACATGCAGGATTACTAGCTTTAAGTTATAAAGAAGGTACTGTAGGAACTATTGCTCAACTTAATAAGATTCTTAAGTCTAACGCAGCTGTAGATATTGCTTGGCGTAAAAAGCATATGGACAAACTTACTATGGTAGGTGTACGTATTCCCGTACAAGGAGCACAGTCTATGGAGTATGCTATGATAAAGGAATTTTTACCTGAATCTGCTGGAGCTATAATGGTTCTTCCTGCACAGATTGTAACTAAATCAGGAGGAGACTATGATATTGATAAGTTGACTTTCTTTGAAACTAGCTATGACTTCAGAGGAGAGGTTATAAATCAACCATTTAATGTTGAAGAGTATTCTGAAAAGGTAGCTAATCAAAAAGACTTAAAACTTTTAAAAGCAGAGTTAAAAGCATTGGCTAAGTTTGCTGACCAAGAGATTTCTAGTAATAGCGTATTCTTGGAGCGTGAGGTAATTAAGTTTGATATTGGTGAGTTAAAAGCACAAATCAAGGAAGACTTAGAAGCTATAGATGATTTGCTTGACAATGGTCTAATTACAGCAGAGGAAAGAGATGTCATGGCTAAAGCAGATGCTTATAGTGAAGATTTACAAAGACTATATGCTGACTTACAAAAATTTGATGCAGATAATGACATAAGAATTCTTTCTACTGTAAGTAAACTTAGGGAAGAGTTTAGAAGAATCAACAGTAAGATGAATGAGGTTAGAGACTATAAAAGGTCTTTAACTAATAACTTAACTGCTACGCTCAAAGCTGTAATGCAAATGCCTGAGTTTTATGATTCTCTTATCACACCTAATACAAACAGTGTATTAACTCAGTACACATACCCAAGTAAACTTATTACTTCTACAGACATATTTAATCCTTTGACCTCTTGGCGTATCTACAAAGAGAACATTCTTTCTAAAGATGCGTTGGGTATTGATGCAAAGATTAATACAATGCAGAAAGAGTTTCAGATTGCAGGATTGCGTTACTCTAGTACTCTACTAAACACTTATTACTTTCCTGCGAATAAGACACAAAAAGGAAATATATTCCTAGGAGGTAAGAAAGATGCTTTAGGAGAGAATCGTATTTCCAAAGTACTAAGTGAGTTTATTAATGGTCACGTAGATATTGCTAAAGAAGACTGGATTATTTTGTTAGGACTTGATCAAGAAACAAGTCCATTAGCTCATGCAATGATTCTTGCAGGAACTCCTATTAAGAATGTGTTGGACTTCATTAACTCTCCAACAATTAAGAACATCCTTAAGGTATCTAACAGACCCGAGATTGACTCTAAGTTAACTCAAAACAAAACTAACAAACGAGCAGCCACATTAGCTCTTATCAAAGCAAAAGTAAAACAAGTAACTAATAAAGAGGTTAAAGAGAAGTTTGAGGACATTCAAAAAGCTATTGGTTATGCAGCTTCACAAGACAAAAAGTTGTCAGATTCTAAGATTGCTAGTATGTATGTAGAGATGCTGACTTTAGATTCAGTAAATACATACATCAAAAACTTTAATCCAAGCGAAACTCTTGAGAAAGAAGAAGCTGATATGAGAGAGTTGGCTTATCTTTTACAGTTTTATGTAGTTGTTAAACAGCAAGAAAGTTTAAGGAAGATTACTTCTCTCTCTGATTTCAACACTACTAACTATAGAACCTCTTTCCAATCGGTAGAGTTAACTAAAGGAAGAGAAGACTTGTATCGGGACTTTAATGTATCTGCTGTAGACTATATGTTTGAAGAGTCAGCTTTGGCTCAGTTCAATGTGTCTGGGGTAGTTTCTGAAATCATGTCTAAAGTGTTTCCGTTGTCTGAGTCCGATGAAGTTCTTAATCAGATTAATGACTTCTTAGACAGAAGAGGAACTTTTAAAGAAGAAGAAAGAATTCAAACTGTAAAGACATTTAAAAATAATCTTTTGCTCCCTTACATTATGATTACTGCTAGTAATCAAAATGGTAATCTCCTAGAGTATTACAGAGGAAAGAATGGTTTGTTTAATAGAACCACTCCTAATAACATAGAGCAAAGGTTTATTGATATTCTTCAAAACCCAGACTTGCGTAATAACTTCTTAATCAATAACTTGTATGTAGAAAGTGAAGACGCTGGTTTTGAGATAGAGTTTAAGTTAAAGAATACAGAAATCAGAGACTTTAATACAGACTATAGAAAAGCGTTTTTGGAAGGACTAAACCACAGCAATCCTGAAGTTAAGCAATTCTTTGTTGATTTAGCACTAGGAAGTTATTTGCAACATGGAGGACATTTTACTAAAGATGCATTAGCTAATGTAGTTCCTCATGAGGCTTATATTGAGTATACTAAAGATGCCCTTGAAAAGATTTCTGCAATGGACTCACATAATTTTCAGGCTTATATGGCACTAGTACGTTTTAGTACTAAGATGACTTTAGAGGGATCAGGTCCGTTGAAGTTATTGGCGTCGTTTTTAGAGAATAATTATCCTGAGACACGTAAGACTTTCACTAAACTAACTCCAGGTGTAGTTAGTCTTCTTAGCACCTACGAAAAGAATATACTTGCCTACTCTAAAGGAGAATCTATATCTAGTATTAAAACAGATACTCCTGTTTCATCAAATCAAAAAGCTGAGGCACAGAATAAGTTTCAAGGACAAATGACTTTTTCTTATGGGGCTAATAAGAGAAGTGATGTAACCTCAGATACAACTTTTGATGCAATACTTAAAGGAGAACGCACTGCAACTACTAGATATGAAAGTGACAAAAATCTTGATTACTGGAAGAATGCTAAAGTAGGTGATGTTATTACTTGGAAATCTGCAGACAATCGTACTGTTGATGTAGTTGTAACTAAAGCTTTACATCCTTTAGTTGGATCAGGTAAAACTGCAGAGACATGGTCTAAACTAGAGGGATGGTCTGTAGATTACTTTAATAAAAATGTAAAGAGTAAAATTAAAGAAGCTTGGCAAATAGAATTTAAACTTGCTACAACTCCACAAGTAGCTGAAACACAAGTAGAAACCCAACAGAACTTTAACTTAAAAGCAGGATCTAAGGTACAAATAAATACATCTGACACTTCTTTTGAAGTAGAGTTAAAGACCTTTAGACAGAGAGATGATGTAGTAGAACTTTCTTATGTTAATCGTTATGGTGTACAGGTAGGATATCGAGGAATAGTTAGAGATGGTATTTTATATCCTAGAGAAATTTTTAATCAAAGAAAAGGCTGGAGTAGTAAAAGTACAGCTACTTATATTAGTATTGAATTGTCTCCACAAGTAGCTGAAACTAGTATTACTGAAATCAAACCACAAGAAATAACCTTTAGGTCAAACAAACTAGAAACATTTGAAAGACAGGAAGGATTAGATTCCGTACAAGGATATGGTCTTGTGATAAATAATCAACCAAATGTAGATTTATTTACCTATAAGGATGGAAAGAATTGGATTATTATAGATAACTTATCTAAAAAAATGCTACCACTAAGAGATTCTTTTTCTGGAGGCACTCCTAACAAAAGACTAATACAAGAGGAACTAAGTAATACTTTAAATTACTACATAGGCAAAGAACAAGGTAAAAAAGTACTAGAAGGAATTGGCTTTAACTTTGGTCCTAGTACCACTAAAGATTCCACTAATCCTACACAATCAGATATAGATAATCTTCCTGAGGTAGATCCATGCTAATAAACACACTATGGCAAAATCATGTAACATAAGTCCTAGCAACATCAAACGTACTATCACAAGTATGGCACTTGATGTCGCTAAAACAGTAGATCCAAGTTTTAGGATTAGTGCTATTGGAGAAATCTTTCTTCCTGTAGATAGTAAGAAGCAATATAAGAATGCAGGTTTTAAAGTACGCACTCTAGTCGACCGAGCCGCTAGTAAAGCTATGAGAGAATTAGGTTTACAAAAGTTTGGTTCTGTGCTTGGAGGTGTGACTTATAATGACGGAGCAGCAATTCAAGTAGTAGTTACTCCTAGTTTGTTAGCAGGGTATCAAGTTAAGAATGAAGAGAAAACGATAGAAGAAGCTTTCCCTAGGATACAGCAAGAAGTTTACAGACCTTCTGGTTTCTTTAGAGGAGATGTGGCTTTAGCAGAACAAGAACTTAGAGACTTTGAAGAAGAGTTATTTCTTCAAGAGGCTACAGTACCCGATGTAAAAACTGCTTACAGTCCTATCAAAGAAGCACCTCCATTGAATCTGCGACTAGATCCTACCCAAGAGAATGAGAAAGGAGACTTAGATAGTTTAGGATTCCAAGAAGAGAGATGTGATTTCTAAACTTGCATTAGTTTGTAATTACATTAAATTTGTATAACTTAGAAACCCATGTCTTGTTTTGCTAAAATAAAATCTCCACTTACAGGTAATACCGTAACAAGTCCTGCATATTATCAGTTAACCTCATTCTTTCCGCCTAGTCAAGCAAAGAGTATCTATGAGGCTACTACTACTAATACATTTAAAACTGAATTAGGTTTTGACTGGACTAAAAAACAGCAAGGGTATAATCCTAAGTTGAATTTTTTAGGAGAGCCTACAATTGATCAGATTAATGCACATCTGAAACTAAACATGTCTCCGACAGAAGTTAGAGCAGCAGAGCAGATGGAAGAGGTTGCAAGTCTTGGTTACTTGAATAAAGGGTACGCTAACCCAAATGCTTTCACAAACATCATCAACGAGATTAATTTAAACCCTAAGTACAATCTAATTGATAGCGAGTTACTGAGTGTAGATAATAAGTACTATCTGTCAGTAAAACCTGCAGTAGATAAAGCATTTAAACCTGTAAGCAAAGAATACTTAGCAAAGGTTAAATTCCCAGACATGATTCTAAACAACGTAGCAGATTTTTCAAATGCTACTTTAGTAGAGTTGCTGGATAACCTTATAGCAAATAAAGAACTGCCTGCATTCCAACAAGAAATCTTAACAAGGCTGCGTAGTCTACTTAAGATTAACCCTAGTTTAAAAGTAACTGTATTTGACGATGCTACAGTAGCTGATGAGTATCAAAGGTCTTTCTATGATCCAAAGTCCAACACTGTATACATTGGAAAAACAGTTAGTTCTAACTTCAATACTAAAGAGTTTGCACGGGAACTGATTCACGAAGTTGTGCATGCCTACACAATCTCTGCGTTAACTAATCCTACTAACCCTCAAGAGATTACTTTTAGACAGGATATGGAAAAGTACTTAGGCGAATACTTAAGTAAGTTTCCAAAACTAAGACATCACTACGGATTTAAGAATGTTGAGGAGTTCGTATCTGAGTATCTGTCTAATCCATACTTCAGAGAAGACTTACAAGAGCAACAAAGAACAGCAAAGGACAAAGGATTCATAGCAAGATTTGTTTCAGGAGTTAAGCAATTTTTAAATCGTATTCTAGGTTTAGGCACTAATCGATTTGAAGAAGTAGGTAGAACTATTGATGCTTACTTTGATTACTTGGAAAATCTTGAAGACATGCCAGAGTTGGCAGGAGAACATGAACTAAGATTTAACCAACCTTATAATAGTGCCCAAGCAAATCCTCATAGTGTAGATATAATTAGGTTCCAACAGTATGTTGATGCTAGCGTAAATAGTTCTAGTTGGAAACAGTTAAGTCAAAGTTTGTCAGAAATTGATCCTCGATTTGCTTCTATTGAAAGGATTCGAGAGAAGTTTGGAAATATATCTAGTACTTCTTTGGCTAACATGATTAATAGTTCTATTGACTATCTTAAATCAATTGAAGACTTACTTGATAGAATTTCTGATGATGTTAGACTTCATGAAGAAAATCTTGCTCAATATAGTTCAGAAGATGCAGTAAAGGTATTTAACCATGCAATGCATATTGCTGATTTTGTTGCAGACCAAATTGCAGCATATAATCAATTTTTAGTACCTCAGTTAACTATCTATGAGACAAAAACAGATTTAGAGTCAGAACCAACTAAAAAAGCAGAGTTCTTAGAAGAGAGAAGAAAACAAGTAGAAAACTTTGATATAGTAAGTAAAGAGTTACTTGATAAAATAAAAAACATTACAGATAAGTCAAGTGCACTTAACAGAAATGCTAAAAGTGCAATATTATCTCCAGTCGCATCGCAGTTAGCAGAACCATTTAGATTAGTTGCAGAGAAGTTAAAAGCTCCAGATAGTCAGTTAAATCAAGAGTTGGCAGCTAAACGTGTATTATATAATCAAGCGGTAGCCAATGGAGAAGTTAAAAAAGCCAAAGACTTAGCTAAAGACATAAAAGAACTGGAGACATTCTTAAGTTGGGTTCCTACTAAACAAAACATACTAACTCTTTTGCAGACAGGTATGAATAAAGACTACGAAGGAGCAAATATGTTCACTGTCTATTTGGGAGTAGCTAATATGACAGGTAGTCCTTTGGTTCAAGTAGTCAAACAGTATATTGATGTACACTTAACTGAAGCTGAAAATTCAAGTAACGAGATTACTAATAGAGCAACAGAGTTAGAAAGAAAGATTGAGGCTAGAAATAAAGCACAAGGTATTAAATGGACAACTAACTTAGGTAATTTTTATAAGAACCTTACTCGTGAAGTAGAGATGGTATACTACGATGCCAACGGAGTAAGAAGAGTAGTAAAACAGTTAGCGTATAATACCAAGTTCAAAGAAGCTGAATTTAGAAATGACTTGCAAGAGTTAGAAAGGAATCTAGAAGCTGCAAAAAAGAATGGAGTAGAGGCAGAGATTATTGTTGCTGAACAAAAACTTCAAACCTTTTTAGACAATTATGCAGTGCGTCCTTACACAGATGAGTACTATGAGGCTGAAGAGTTACTTATACCTGCTGCAAGAGCTGAGCGTGAAAGAATCTTAAAAGATATTGAAGAGCATCAGGCTGTATTTGGAGACTCTGAATCTACTGAAGAAGAACGTAAACATCGTACTGAACTAAGGAGAGAGTATGAACGTTTAGGTTCAATATTTAATGAAGATGGTACTGAGAAACCTAAAGGTTCTCCAGAAAGAGAAATTGCGGATTCTATTATTGCTTATAAGAATAAACGTAGGGATTTAGAAGCAGTAGAGTTTACTATTCCAGAAAAAGTACTTCAGCGTTTTAATATTGAGAAGAACTCTAGAAAAGAAGCTGTTACTAACTTAGAGAAAAAAGAAACTCTATTAGTTACTCAGATAGCAGACGGACAAGCTTTGGGTGAAGATGTTACAAAGAAAGAAGCAGAGTTAGTTACAGTTAGACAGTCTTTGGATAAAGCTAAAGAAGATTTAAAGCAGTGGCTAGATGCAAACACTCGTACAGAAATTGATCCTGAATTCTTTGAACTTCAAAGATCCATTGCAGAAAAAATCAAAGATGTATTCTTAAAGTATGGTGAGGACCCTCTACTCTCAGAAGCTTATGAAGAACTCTTTAACTCAATCAAAGGATACAGAGACCAAGATGGAGTAATTATTGGAACACAAGTTCAAAAAGGTTTAATCTCTACTATAAAACAAATAGAAGAGAGAATAGAAAAACTCAAGGAAGACGCTGAAGAAAGTCGTGAATTATCTGATGAAGACAAAGAAACTCTAAAGAATCTCTTTAAGCAACTTAATGACATGCAACTTAAAAAGCAAAGTGACTATTACTATAGAGTATATAATCAAGTTGCAAATGCTGTAAGAACTGACTTGCTTGCTGATCCAGAATTTAGCAAGAACTTAGAGAGTCAAGCAGAAAAAATGGCTGATGAGTATATTGAGAATGATGGTTTATTCTCTTTAGAAGATGATGCTTTGACTTTAGACGATGACTTACCTATACTTAATCACCCGTCTGATTTTGGAAATGCTCAACATAGAATTGATTTAATTGCAGCATTCAGAAATCGTTTGTTTGAAGCTGTGGTACAGAAAGAAATAAAGAATACTGATTGGTATAAAGCAAACCACATTAAAATCACCAAGAAGTATACTGATAAGAAAACAGGTGCTACAATAACTAAAGTGTATGACCGTCCTATTTACATTTGGAATCGTACTATACCTGTAAACAGAAACTACATAAAACAAGAGAATCCTAACTTTGATTGGTCTGTGCCAAGAGTTAGAGAACGGTATAAGAATAAAGATTACAAGTTCTTGGGAAGTGCAAGACCAAGAGAGACTGCAGACAATAGATACACAAACGAAGCCTACAGTAATCTAAGAGACGATGATAAAGCGTTGGTAGATGAAATGGTTACTTTGTATGAAGATATTCAACGTATGTTGCCTGTATCTCAAAGACTTGAAGGATATACAGTTCCCAACAAAACTAAAGAGCCTGGTGAGAAAGTTGCTGATATGTTTAGTAGACCTAAACATAGATTCTTAAATATCCGTGATGGGTTTAAGTTGTTGTTTAAGGCAGGTCTACCTGGAGAAGATATGTACGAAGATGAGGTATCTAGTCTTATTGACCTTGACAAAAACGCTCGTCTTAAGTCTTCAGGTAGAAAAGTACAGTTGATTAAAACTAGATACAAAGAACCATTGAGTGTGACGCAAGTATCTCATGTTCTTACTAACTCCTTGGCTGAATTTGGTGCCTATGCATCAGAGTTTAATGGTCTCCGCAAAGCAATGCCTGCTGTGTTTGCAGCAAGAGAAGCTGCAAGTGAAACTAACGTACCAGCTAATGATTTAGAAATGATGGATAATGAAATCTCTCGTTTCTTTTATGGTGCTGAATCTTCTAACAGATTAAAGTTGTTTGGAGATAGTGCTATAATTACTGGAGTAATGAGGGCAACTCGTAGGTTATTTAGATTTAGCCAAGGACGTGTATTGTTATTCAACTTCTTGCGTTTGTTTAAAAACGTATTTAACAACTTTGCCAAGATAGTTTTAAGTAAAAATAGATATGGTTTAACTAGAAAAGAACTACTTGCTGCTTGGTGGAAAGGTTTGACTAAGAGACAATCTTTAGTTTCGTTGGAGATTGGTTCGAGGCAGTACAGTGAATATGCATTAAAACTAGTTCACTTTAGGGCAGTACCTGCTGCAAATCCAACAAAGATGGCAGGTAATGTACACCAAGGTAATGTCTACAAATATCTAAATGCGGATAACTTTAGCGCACAGATATTTGGATATACAGAAATGGCTTCCACCATTCCTATCTATGAAGCGCTCATGGCTCGCACAAGTGTACCAATGATTATAAATGGACAAGAGACTAGAGTTAAACTAGATGATGCCTATGAAGTAGTGAATGGAAGTTTAGTTCCTAAAGACGGTGTGTATGGACTACAACTAAATGAGGTTAGGGCTTTAGTAGAAGAGAGAAATAAAATAATTCAAACATATTTAGCACAGAGAGGAATAACAGATATAAAGAATCTCACTACTAAACAGGAGAAGGAATTAAAAGGACTCATCAATACTAGAGATAGGTCATTAGATGTAATGATTGCATCTATAGATAAGATGAATCAAGCTAAGATGCAGAAGTTAAAGGCAGTAGAACAGCATCTGAGAGACCAAATTCATGAGTTGTATACTAGTACTCAGGGTAACTATTTCAGTCGCTCTCGTTCTTACTACGAACAAAGCATGTTTGCTAGTATTTTGATGTCAATGAGAAGATGGTTCTATCCTCAGTTACAAAGTAATTATGGTAGTAAACGTCTTTCTCTTTATACTGGTAATATTGAAGAAGGTTTTTATAGAACAGGAGGTCGTTCTTTAGTTCGTAAAATGAGATACTTAGCAAATGGAGAACGAATGAATTTAGGTAGTACTGCATTTGAGCAAGAAAAGTATCAGCGTATTTGGAGAGATAACTTAAATGTAATTGGATTACATGCATTAAGTTTAGGTATGATAACTCTTGCTTTAAGCATGGGAGGTGGTGGAGATGATGATAGACTTCTGTCTATTCTTGCTATTATTTCATTAGGTACTTATGATGAGTATATTTCTCTGCATCCTGTTTTAGCACCACTCAATTGGACATATAAGACTTTCTTCCGTAAGCCATTGGCTAAACCAGGAGAAGAACAAGGTACAATTACTAGTGGAGTTAAACATGGTCTTTATTCTTTGATGGGACCTCAGATGAGAAGTTTTGACCAAATTTATGATGCTGTATTTGATTGGCGTAACTTAACAGATCCTTTAGAGCCTTATTACGAACAGAGAAAAGATTATAGAGGGATTAGTTTAATCAATACACCAAAGCCTACCCAAGGATTACCTAGACTACTTGCAATGGGTATGAAAATTTATGGAGTAGAAATGGGATTGAAACCTATTTATGAGCCTAAGAAACGTTTACTAGATGTACTTAAGATTAATCCTATGATGGGTATGCCAGATCCTTTGGGAGATTATGTACAAGTAGAGAAAAAGTTGGACGGTTTACAAGAAGAGATGTTAAGAAGAGATGTAGACGACTTACTTAATTTCATAAATGGAGATTGGGATAAAATGTCTAAACCAGACGTAGAGAGCTTGAAAGAACAAGTTGCAGAGTGGGGAGCGTTAAAAGTAGACAAGATGTTAATGGAGCAAACAAATCCAATTATTAATGCATATAATGTAGAGAGAAAGATAAGTGCATATGAAGGTCAGCAAGACATGAAACAACTTGAAAAGCTCCTTCAGAAATTTTATGATGTAACTCTACCTAAAGCTCCTAAAGATGAGTCTTATGAAATGCAAAAGTTATTAGAAAAGCAATTTCAAAAACGAAGAAGTGCATTAATTAATGAGTCATATAAAGAACTTGAGAATCAGTCTCCTGATTAAATTACTTGACAAAATCATAATTAAAGTTAACTTTGTAATACGAGTCGCAAGACTGGGATAAAACCGATATACTATTATGAGCGTAAATGCAGAACAATTAATGAATGAGCAATCTAAGAAATTAAGACAGATTGCCGCAAGTACAGGCTTAATGGCAGGAGCTGGAGGCTTTGTACGTTATGGAACAGGTACAGTAAGTGATGTTCAATTCACTGCTATTGTACCACAAGAAGATACAGTCTTTACTTCATTTAAAGTAAATGGCGTAGAACAACTTACTGCAAGAGGTATGAGTGCTATTACCTTCAAGCAAGGAGCATATCTACCAGGTGGAGGATTTATAACAGGATTTGCTATCTCAAGTGGTAGTATAATTGCCTATAAGTAATGATTGGTATTGGAATAAATACTACTCTTCGTGGTATTAATGGTACCACAGTATCACTTCCCGTCGCTATCGAAGCTACAGGGATAGGAGAGACATCATTTACAGCAAACTGGAATCCTTATCCAGGAGCTATTTATTACTTGTTAGATGTAAGTACAAGTAGTTCTTTTAGTACATTTGTTTACCAAGATCAATACACAACATCAACTTCTTATGTAGTTATAGGTTTATCTGCAAATACTACTTATTATTATAGAGTTCGTGCAAACACAGAGTATGATGTGGATGCACAAGCATTCTTTAATAGGGTAACAACTGCTGGTGGCACTCTTACCACTACAGAGATGAACGCAGTCAATACACTTGTTGGTCAAATGAAATCCTATGGCGTTTGGACTGCAATGAAAGCCGTTTACCCAATGGTTGGGGCGAGTGCTGCCGCTTGTGCGCAGAACTTAAAGAGTGCAAGTTTTACGGGTACATTTACAAGCGGTTGGACTTTTGCGAGTACGGGTGCTACGCCTAATGGCACATCAGCGTATATGGATACGCAATTTGTTGAATCAACTAATTTAAGTAGCACAAGTAAACATTTATCATTTTACTCACGAACTCAAAACTCTTCAACACCTTCACACGATTTAGGTGCTGAAATCTTTGTTAGTGGTAGTTATATAAGTTTTGATTTGTATTTATATTATTCAGATGTATCATTCAAAGGATTTTTAGATGGTGTGTATCCTACAAATGCCGCACAAATAACCAATACGAATACATTAGGATTTCAAATAGGTTCAAGAACTTCAAGCACTTCGCAGAAACTATATTTTAATAATGCTTTATTAGCAACTAATACCACATTAAATACATACGGACAAGTTACCAATAGTGTATATTTATCCGCAACAAATAGGGGGAGTGCCGTTGCTTATTCAAATAGACAATGTGCATTCGCCTCCATCGGTGATGGCTTAACCGACACCCAAGCATCAAACTTATACACCGCAGTACAAACTTTCAACCAAACATTAAATAGACAAGTAGGGGCGCAAATTGTAAGCGATGCGGATGCACAAGCGTTTGTCAATCGTGTTTACACCGCAGGGGGTAGTTTGACAAACACCGAAGCCAATGCCGTTAATCAGTTGGTTATAGATATGAAGGCAGCGGGAATTTGGACAAGTATGAAGGCAGTGTATCCGATGGTGGGTAGTTCAGCGGCAGCGTGTGCGCAGAATTTGAAATCATCATCGTTTACGGGAACTTTCACGAGTGGGTGGACATTCAGTTCAACGGGGGCTACGGGTAACGGAACGAGTGCGTATATGAATACTGGTTTTGTTCCAAACGGGAATTTAACTCAAGGAAGTGCAGGTTTGTCTGTATATCGTAGGACTGCAAATGTTCAAAATGGTCAATCAAAAATTGACTTAGGTTGTTGCTCTTTTGGGTCTCCATTTTTGCCGTTAATTTATTTTAAGGGGAGAAGTGGTGCGGGTCTTTTTGAGGCAGGTGCGTATTCATATAATGTATCAGATGGCGGATTAAGTACTTCTAATTCACAAACAATTGGATTTTATCAAGTACATAGAACTTCTACAACATTAATAAAAGGATACAATGCAGGTACTTCGTTTGTGAGCAGCACTAATTCAAATACTGCTTATTCCGTAACAGGAGTAACTGCTAATATGTTTTTGGGTGCTATGAATTTAAACGGAACTACAACAGAATTTAACGACACTCAATACGCCTTTGCTTCCATCGGTGATGGTCTCAATGATACCCAAGCCGCATCATTATACAGTTGTGTAAACACCTTTCAAGTCAGTTTAAGTAGAAATATTTAATAAATAACAAATTATGTCAATAGGATATATTCTTTCGGACTCAGAAAAAGACCAAGTACAAGGTCAGTATTACAGCGAATTTCAGTTTTTTAATTGTGTGGCTGATATTAATGGTACATGGTTTTTATTCCTCTCGGACGAGGACAAACAAGTAGTTGCCACAACCGAGTGGGCATGGATTTTAGATTTGCCCGAAGGCGAGTATGTTCCGCCTCCACCACCACCATTTCCCCCTACTGAATAATGCTAACAGGATACTCTAATACCATCTCAGTCACAACACTGGCGCCTAGCCTTCTGCTTGACCTGTACCCATCAGCCGCCGCTGCGTATTCCGTTCGTAAATTGCGTACTGCCTACACAGGTTCGGCAATTCGTGTGCGTAGGTCAAGCGATAACACTGAGCAGGATATTGGATTTAGTGATGGGAACCTTGACACGACTTCTTTGACTTCCTTTTGTGGTGCGGGTAATGGCTTTGTTACAACTTGGTATGATCAAAGTGGAAATGGCATTAATGTAACTCAAACAACCGCATCAAATCAACCACAAATTGTTAGTAGTGGTAGCGTTTTACTTGTCAATGGAAAACCCGCAATTTTTTCACTAAATAAACGCTTATTAAACGCATCGCAACCAAATATAAATTCGCCTGTAAGTGATTTTTATGCATATAAAGTTGATAGTTTTTCTACGACTGAAAATTATCAAACTTTCTATGATGGTGCATCCACAGAAACGAATCGTGGTTATTTTGGTTATCAAAAAAGTAATGGGTTCATTATTATTTACGATTCTGCCATTGTAAATGGATATGTAGGTACTCTTAATCAACAATTAGCAACAAATGTTAGAAATGGTGCAAACTCTCAAATGTATAAAAATAATGTTTATCAAGCAGGTGGAAATAGTGGTAGTTATAATCCGTTTATAGGTTTAATTTTTGGTCAAGATTATGGTGGGGGTGCGCCATCAAATGTGTACCATCAAGAATTTATACGATATAGCGGTGTATCATCAAATATTTCTGCAATCAATACTAACATAAACACATACTATGGCATTTATTAACGGCTATCAATACAACAGCGAACAAGATGCAATTAATGCCCGTGAGGCGTGTGATGCTTACTACGGTATCCCTATAACTCCTGATAGTGTAACGCAAAATTGGGTGGATTATCAGTTTGCAGAACTAAACACCCCACAATTTTGGTATATTGTTTTTGATGAATCGCTCACGCCAGTTCTTGGAACTCCGAGTGAGTTTGAAGTTGTAACACCACCAAATCCTTTTGATAACTAATGAAAACATCAGCACTACTATACTCAGGTACAACTCTAATAGCTTTCTTAGGAACTTACTTTCTTAATCTAGGAGCAGACAATGTAGAGCAATACTTAGCTGTAGTTGCTGTAGTATTTATTGATGGGTTCTTTGGGGTATGGGCAGGTACTAAGATGGAAGGTTTTAAAACACACAAAGCTCTTAGCGTACTTAAAACTTTAATGGTGTGGGTATTTATGCTTACAGGTATCTTAATGATTGAGAAAGGCTTTGAAGGTACTTTCTGGTTAAGTGAGACTATCTGTGCACCTTTTATTCTCTTTCAACTAATCAGTGCATTGAAGAATGCAGCTAGAGCAGGACTTATAAAGAACGAGTTACTACAAGTAATCTTAAGTAAAATAGATCAACATAAGATAAATGAATAAGTTAACCGTAGCCGTAATAGGCATATTGCTTTTAGTTGTGAGCTTCTTACTTTGGGAACGCTATGTCTTTCCTGTAAGCCACGATGAGGAAAAATTTATGGCATACTTAGACTCTATGAATAAGCGTAACGAAATTATGTTTAACAAGATAGATTCTTTAAGTACAGTTAAGCATGACCAGTATAGACTCTATGAACAAATCAATCTTAAATATGATACGATACAAGTGGCTATTGATACTATGCCTGACATTGACGGCACAAAGCTCTTACTCACAATCTCTAGACAGCTTACCTCTAAAGGAGTTGAATAATGAATTTCTCAAAGGTATTAAAGCTAGAGAAAGAGTAGTTGTTCTAAAAGAGATTATAAGAGTAGACAGTCTTCAACTAGATATCTATAAAGATTCTATAGTTCCTAACTATGAGAATATGATAAAGAAGTCTAAGGATGAAGTGACTAAGCTTAATCGTGATTTAGCGATAAAAGAATCCGAGCTTAAAATATATCGCTACGGATTTATAGGTATGGCTGTCTTAGCTGTACTTGGATTTATATTCTAATATATCTTTTTATGAAACTAAGTACAAGAGCACAAGTAAGTACAATAATAGCAAGTACTCTTATGCTTGCTTTCTTGTATATCAAATCTACTGTTGTACTTAAATATAATTCACCAGAGTATAGTAGAGAAGTTTTAGAGTTTTGGTTAGTTGTAACTTTCTTACCTTTCTTTTTCTTTAGTTGTATAGAGTTTGTCCGAAAAGCAAGGTATAAATTTCAAAGTATAGATGCTACATTTAATGCTATTAATCACTCAAACATTCTTGTGGAGTTTAATATTGATGGAAGTATATTAAAAGCTAATAGTAAATTTCATCAGTTATTTGGAGTAGTTAATAATCATAGAGATTTAGACGATTCTCCGATAAGAGAGTGGCAAGAGTTTTGGTCACATCTTAGAATAGGTTATTTTAAACAAGGTGAGTATGATTGTAATGGAATTTGGCTTTATGGTAACTATAACCCTATCAAAGATCCATATGGTGAAGTCTATAAAATCTTATTGATTGCAACTGAAATTACTGAGAAAAAAAGAATTGAGGCTGAAGTATCAAAAAAGAATTCCTATCTAGAACATGCTGCAAAGATTCTTAGACACGATATGCACTCAGGCATCAACACATATATCCCACGAGGATTGAGTTCGTTAAAACGCAGATTATCTGAAGAGCAAATTAAAGACTTGAAAATAGATTCTCCTATAAGAATGATTGAAGAAGGTCTTATTCACACACAGAAAGTTTATAAAGGTGTAAAAGAGTTTACCAACTTAGTAAAACAAGATGCACACTTAGAACTAAAACTTTATAATCTTAGAGATATATTACATGATTACTTATCCAGTACATCTTACGAAAAGCAAGTTGTTATTGATGAGTTACCTGAACTAGAAGTAAATGAGTCTTTGTTTTGTACAGCTGTAGATAACCTTATAAGAAATGGACTCAAGTACAACGATTCTAGTACTAAATTAGTACATATCTTTGCGGAGGGGGATTATTTAATTATACAAGACAATGGTAGAGGAATGTCTCAAGAAGATTTAATACAATGGTCTAAGCCCTACAAAAGAAAAGAAGGACAGAAAGAAACAGGAACAGGTCTTGGATTAAATATATGTATGGCAATTATGGAAGAACATAAGTTTGAAGTAACTGCTGAAAAGATTAAAGAACCAGAAACAGGAACAAAACTTAAGATAAAAATAAAATGATAGACTCAATACTACTAGTTGATGACGAAGACTTATTCCACCTAGTGTTTGAAGACTCTTGCAGTCTTTTAGACATTACTTTAAGTTTACAAAGTTTAACATCTTCCGATGAAGCTGATAAGCTTTTTAAAAAGTGGTTTGTAGAAGGACCTATAGATGAAAGACCAGAATGTGTTTTTGTTGACTTAAACATTATTGGTTCTTCTTTTGACGGCATTGAGTTGATTCGTAAAATTAACTTTGATTATGGCAATGGAGTAGTTATTGGTATTATTTCTTCTTCCGACGATAAACAAGAGATTGAAAAAGCTAAAGCAGTGGGTGCTCAGTTTTGGATTATCAAGAGTGATGAGATTGAACCCAGACTAGAAGCTTTCCGTAAAGACTACGATGGCTATAAAGATAAGACCGCTCCTTTTAAAGTTTATAAGTGATAGTCTTTGGTAAAGATATTGAGTCTAACTTAATCGCTCTGTACAAGTCTAAAAAAGTTGCACTAGAGGGAAACTTATTAAAGGTAATAAAAACCAATAATGAGGAGTTTGAAAAATATTTAGAAGAAGCCAGACTAAAAGATCAAGAAACTAGAAGAAAACGATTAGAAGTTACAAAACAGGTACAGCAACAAAACAAAGAGTTAATTGAAAGTCAATCTGAGAAAGAAAAACTTATGATTGAATTAAAGCAAGCTCTTGACGAATCAGAAAAGTTAAGAGCAGTTGCAGTAGATGACTTAGAAACTTTACAAAAGAAAACCCAATTTGAACTGATTGGGTTAATTGTTAAGGTTGCATTAGGTGCTGTAGCTGCCGTATGTATATTTACAACTGTTCTTTATATATATGTTCTTAGTAAAGGACTAGACTCTAAAATTATAGAGAGCACTTGGAGTAATATGTTTGGTATAATTCTAACTAACTGCTTCTCTATCATAGGTACAATTATGGGAGTAAAGCATATAACAGACTCAAAACAAAAGTAATGACACTACTATCTATACAAGAGTGGGCAAAAGGAGCAGAAATATATATTGTATGTTTCTTTAATGCCGCTATGATTATAATCTGTGCCTTTGGTCTTAGTTTTTTCTTTGACCAGCACTTTGCTAAAAAAGAACGTATTGATTTATAACTATGAAAAACTACATATTATCTTTATTTTTTGTACTTACTCTTTCGCTACAAGCCCAAAGAGATAGTATTCTTGTAAAAACTCCCATCTATTCTTGCGTATACTCTGAAGTATTGCAACAACCTAAAAGAGTATGGTATACAGTACAATGCCCTAATGGAAGTTATCCACGGAAAGGAATGGATTTCTATATAGTGGACAGTATTAAAACTTCTGACCATAAAGACTATGAGAATAATGTGTGGGACAAAGGACATTGTGCTCCAGCAGCAGACTTTAACTGCACAAGAGAAACATTATGGCAGACATTCTCTTATTTAAATTGTATTCTACAACACGAAAAACTAAACAGAGGTGCATGGAGATTACTAGAAGCATACGAGAGAGAACTAGCTAAAACTACCAAAGTAGAAGTAGAGATAAGAGTTATTTATGGCCCTAAAGCTGCTAAGTTACCAACAGGTGCAACAATACCAACAGCTTTTTATAAAACTATAAAGTTTGGAAATAAAAAAGAAGTGTATTACTTTGCAAACGAAGCACCTCTAACTACAGATTTTAAGAAGTTTCAGGTGCTATAAAAGCACTATTATGAAACTTCACGAAATCCAAACAAAGATTCACGAGTACTTCTTGGAGTCAGAGAAAGAGGGATTAGAAAATCAGAAAGTACGGACAAGGGGTAATTACCCAAACGCTATCCTCCTTACCAAGGAACAATATGTCAGTTTATTAAAAGAAATGTTTAAGATAACAGAGGATACAGGAGATAGTATACTCTTAGATATAAAAGTTCTTTGTATAGAAGGACTAGAAGTAATCTTTACAGATTACCTAGAAGAGCCTAAGATTCTAAAGATTAATAAATAGTCAAATAAAAAACCCCTCCGAAGAGGGGTTGAGCAACGACCTAAGAATGATGGCGCAATGTCTTAGGCAAAGCACTCTAACATTTGTGCTTTAGAAAGAATAGTAAGTTGCTCATGATCTTTGATAAAGTTCTTTAAAGTCTCTTTATCGCTAGGGTCTAACTCTAAACCTTCACCTGCGTGCAGTTTAAGTGCCCAAGACATGTATTTCAAAGCATCACCTTTAGTTGCAGTGATAAGCATTTGAGCTACAAGTTTACCAAGGTTAGAACCTTCAATTTCTTTACCATCAAGATCCTTGATAGCTTTGTTTAAATCTAATTTTTTAGAAGACATATAGGTTGGTTTTTATTTTTTTTTTACTCGGTTACTTTAGTAAAGTTTAGTTCTCCTAAAGCCCAATCAATTACATAGTCATCACTAGTACCCCAGTTATCATAAGTAGCTTGATCCATAGTAATGTTACCATCAAGTAGTGTTGAGCCACTAGAGTAAGTTACAACTCCAGCTTCGTCTGTATTCTCTACCTCTGATAGAATAGACCAGTAGAAGGTAACAGAAGAAGGATTAGGGCTAAAGTTCAAAGCCAATAAGTTAAAGTACTTAGCAGTTCCCTTCGTTGGTACTACTACATCTTGTATCTTAATCATAATTCAAATATAATATCTAACATTAAAATGTCAAGTAACATTAATCTATACTTGTAATTATACCATTGTTAATGTGTACGTTTTGTTGACCTGGAGGATTACCCATAATATTTAATATACCCGTATAACCAGTTGGAGAAAAATTAGTTCCTACTCCATTTGATAATCCACTAATATCAAAGTAACCACCCCTATTCAGTCCGCCTGATTCAAAGATTCTCAGCTTATTCTGATATACATCAATGGTAACGCTAGTATCAATAACAGTCCCTGTGGCAGGTTTATTCAAGGTTATCTCACCTCCTTCATCACCTGCTTGGTAATTAGATTTAAGATTTAGTTCAGCGACAACATCAGATGTAGATCTAATAACTCCATTAACATAAAGTTTATACCCAGCATCTGTAGTGGTGTTGATTAACACGTTGCCTGTAGTATTGGCTACCCTAAGATATGTAGTTGTTCCAGAAGCGTTTTGAATATCTAGAATACTTCCA